CTTGCGGTATTCGATTTTATCATGTCTTCGACTTCTGGTTCCACCAGCAAGACTCAATTGTTCGTCCGTAAGGGCGCCACTGTAACCCAGTGGAATTTTAAGCAGAAGTTTTCTGACGAGGTTTTGAGTGACCTCAAGGCCATTTTGGCCACTAAGGTGACCGCCGGGAGTTCGGCGGTTCCCAATTACAAGCATTTGGTTATGCGTGTTATCTCCGAGAGTGAGCGCAAGAAGAACGCGATCACCCTGGAGCGTGTCGATGTGGAGGAGGGCGTCAAGTTTGATGAGAGCCTCCGCACCGTTTGGCCCGAGAAGTACGAAAAGATGGTGCTTCGGGCATTCCTCCCGGATCAGGACCTGATGAGCAGCGCAAAGCAGTTCAATGATGCCGTGCACAATCCCAAGATTGTCCGCGACATGGAGAAGCGCTGCAACTTCACGGTTTCTGACATCAAGTTTGAGCCTATGGAGGCTCCTGTGACCGGCAAGCATAAGGTCACTTACATTCACGATGCGGCTTACTACAGCCCGCTTGTGAACATCCTGGCCAACCGTGACATAGGCGATAAGGTCTATATGGCTGGCTGGTTTGGCTTCGGCGTCGGCGAGTATTTCAATGAGCTCGTCGTGTCTGAGAGCGATTACGTGGACCGTTATGGCCGCGAATGCTTGTCCTGGGAGATTAAGGGCGAGGACAAGCCAAAGTACCACCCGGTCTGGGACATCAAGACCGGTTATTTTAAGGAGACTGTTGTCCCCGTGGTGAATTCTGGTGATGATGAGGACATCATCAGTGACTGCTTACCTTTGGGCAAGGAGATCTGTTACACCGTCGATCGGTACTTGCCTGGCGCGGGTGTCATGTCCGGCAAACAGCAGATGTATGGCACATTTGTTGCCAAGATCATTTCCGTGGAGGATTTTGACAAGTCCAAGTCTCGTGCCGGGAATTTTGATTTGGACGAGGCCATGAAGGCCTCTGCCGCCAAGCTGCGCGTCAAGCTGGGCAGTGTTAAGTCCAATGAGTCAACCGATGACGAGGACGATTTTTCGTCTTACACTGAGAGTGAGATAGACGAGATTGAGCGCGCTGAGAAGATGCCAAAGCAGGCAGTCAAGCGCGCCCCGTGGGAGAACGAGCAGATCGCAGCTCTGGTGGACGTGGATTACAAGGACCCCCGTGTCACTGCAGCTCGCGTGAATTCTCTCATCATTCAGGAGTACCCCGGCATCACCATCAGCGACAAGAGCGATCGGTTTGAAGCTGTGATGTCACTGATTTGCGCCGAGATGTACAAGCGCAAGGCGTATCGTGATGGCCTCACCGAGGCAGTCCTGCGCCAGTGGGAGGCTTATAGCCACCCCAGTAGCAACCCTGCACAGGGTATGATGACCAGGTTTGGTGCCTGGGCTCATTCGTCCGTTAAGGGCGTTTGCGATAAGATGGCGGAGGCAGGTTCCTCCGCCAAAGGTTATGCTGCGGCTAAGGTGCAGAGCAGCAAGACCAAGGCCAAGGAGGGCAGCTGGCTCGGGGCTGTTATCCCTCTACTGGCCATTTTGGCAATGTGCGTCGGCATGATTACTTTCATGGTGATGGTCGGCTTGATCACGGCAAAGATGTACCGTGGCACCGTCCGTACCGCCAAGTGGTCCGCTTTCATCCTTTCTGCCATTGGCGGACTGACCGCCCTTGGCGATGCGCCAGGCGGTGATTTCATGGCCAAGGCCAAGGATGCCATGGCTGGCGTCGGCGCTATGACTGGCGCAGTTCTCGGTGCCGCTGCGAAGGCGGCTAACTGACGGTTTCGGCCGGTCAGCGAGAGCGTTAATTTTCGGGTGCAGGGCGATGTGCACTTCGAGAGATTATCTGTCAAGAGACGCGGTTTGCTGACGGCCGTTTGTTTCTTAGTGATGCATTCAAGTTTGTACAACACTCCGTCTGATTTGACGGGACTTAGATTTAGCAAGGGCTGGGGTTTAGTGTCCCCGGCAGCCACGAGACCAATTGCTGTGGCTTGTGGTCCCGTCATAGGTCACGGGCAAGTGTGGGAGCCTTTGTACAGAGGCTCCATAGAAGCAGGTTTAGCCAAGAACCATGCTTTGCAGGTTGTCGACAAGTTGTCGCCTTCCGTTTACCAGGTCGCTAAGGATCACGCCTGGGCAGAGTATTCTGGGACATATGACGCTTTGTCCCAACCCGCTAGCCAGTATAGTTTGATGTCGGATAGCGAGGTTTTGGCTTGGGTCGCTGACAAGGACCCTAGCCGCGCCGCCAGGTATTTACGTGATTACATTATTTACATGTTTACACTGGTTTCAGGGCGCGCTGACAGACTCGTCAGCAATTTGAAGGTCAAGGTGGAGATTTTGAAGTTGGGCAAACCACCCCGGGTTATTCATGACTTGGATCCCGGTGAGACCGTTTTGGCGCATGCATGGGCTGTGCCTTTGGAGGCTTTTATCAAGACTAGGTTGTCTTGGAAAGGATTGCGCACAAGTGATAAGTGGCAGCCTTTTGCTTCAGCCGTTGATCATTTCGACGGCGATTGCTACATTGTTTGTTTGGACGATGTCGCTAGGGATTGCAACACCCAGGGCCATGATTTCTATTCTCTGGCCTATTTGCTATCCTATCTTGGCGTTGACATGCACCGCAACCGCCATTTGACGCGCCTTTTCCGTGTTGGCGTGTTTCTTCGCACTGCTATAGGCGGGGTCTTGTCACCTGCTTGGCGTCTTCTTAGCGGTGCTAGTTACACCTCTGGCATGAATTGGAACACCAGCAGGTTGATGTGGTTTTATATCCGTCGCAAGTTGAGGATTAACCGCAGAGATATTATAGTGGTTGCTGAAGGCGACGATAATTTCGTTGCCATTAGGGGCAGCTGCGCCAGGCGTCTTAGATTGGATAGGCGTCTTACCGACCGATGGGTGCAACGCACTGGCTTAGAGCTTGGCAAGGTTCTCAAGGTTGAGAAGAAAGGTTGGTTTGGTGACGACACTTGGTGGCCTGCCGTTGGTGGGCGCAGTGTGTACAGCCATGGGCAGTGGGGTTTCATGCCCGATCAGACTCGGTCTGAGATTAAGGCCGGTTGGGCCATTAATCATGATTTTGCATCGTTCAAAGCCATAGCTGGTAGGGTTACAGCTAGGTCTTGGGCATTGAACGAGCGTTTCGATGGCGTGCCAGTTTTCTGGATGTACGCCCGTGTAGTAGCGGCGTACGCTGCGCATTTGGGTGCACCGCCATTGTTTGACACAGATGAGTTGCGTAAGAAGAGTGACGAAGGTTGGTCAGGTGGATTGGCACAGGAGCCCACTTTGATTTCTCGTACTATGTATGAGATAGCGTACGGGGTTGACATCGGCGGTCAACTCATTTTGGAGGAGCTTTTCCGAAGCGCCCTTGGTGACGGTGATTTCACTAGGGATTTGACTTTGGAGTTTCGCGATATCGCTTGCCGCGCTTGAATCCATGCAAGGATTTGTTTTGAGACTTTCCTGTCTTAATTGTTTTAATGGCGCCCAAGCGCCAGCAGAAGGTCAACGCGAGCACACTGAACAAGTTGTTCGCCAAACTGCAGACTCGTGGCCCTTCCCGGAAGGTCGCCAAGCCCGTTCGCAAGGGCGGGAAAGCCCGGTCGATGCAGACGCCTAATATGGCGCGTTTGGACCTTCGTGGTTCATCGTCTGCCAGCAAGTATGCTGCGGCGATCATGTTTCCTTTTGCCAAGCAGGCCGAGGGAGCGCGTGTGCCTGAGCCGTTTTCCGTGGCTTCCATGGTTGACAAGGCTCACACCACGTACACTTGTAGCACCACTTCCACTTCTGGTCAGGCGTTTGATGCAATTTTCACTCCTCACCTTTTGCAGGGTGCTCATTCCGCCATTGGTGCTCTCACTGGTGGTGTGACTGGTTACACTATTAGTGGTGACACAGGCACCAATGTGGCCCCTACTGGGATCACTTGTCGTGCTGTCACCACGAGTGCTAATATTGCCAGTCGTTACAAGTCATATCGGCTTGTTTCTTGGGGTCTGCGTATTAAGGCTAACATTGCGCCTTTGTACGCCAGTGGCCGCATTTTCATTGCTGTTTGCCCAGCCAGCCAGCAGACCCCGCTTTATTGGCGTACTGGCGCCACCAAGTCGGATTGGTATGCGTCTCTTGACGCACCGTACGACACCAACACGGGCGGCCTTCCCAGCACTTTGCTGAGTATGCCACGTTCCCGTCAGTTCACCATCTCAGAGCTTATTGCCATGGGAGGTGTCGAGTTGACCATGCCGCTTACGTCTCCTGCGGCCAAGACTTTCATTGAGTCGGCAAATGAGCTCGCGGAGCAGGGTTTGGTCATTGCCAACGCCACGTCCAACGTGGTCAGCACGCCGGTTAGCACTGGCTATGGCAGCACTGCTGGGTTTTCCCAGGTCTTTTTGTACGGCGAAGGCATTGGCACTGCTGGCACCGCCGTCGACGCTTTGTCCGTCGATGTGATTTATCATGTTGAGGCAATTCCCAACATTAGTGGCGTCAGCGGTGGCCTTGTTGCCGCCGCTCCTTTTGTTCCGCCGCCCAGCAGTCCGCAGGCTGAGCACATCGTGCATGCACATGTTGCCAAGTCACCGATTTTCCAGTCTGTCGTCGACAAGACTAAGGATGAGATGCGTATTTTCGTGCAGGAGAGCGGAGGTAAGATTATCCGCCGTGTGGTTGCTGGCGCCGCCG